CCCCTCTCGTGTTGGTTCCATATGGGGTATTGGGTGTAACACCTTTAATAAAGAAACACCATGGCGTCACCGGATCGTATAACCGGTACCTTCGGGGGATGAGCACACATCTTATCAAAGCCACTGGCCAGTTGCAGCTCCGACAGTAGGCCATATAATTTACAATACAGGGGTGTGGAGAAATGATCGTTTTGGCCGTCGTGGGTCCAACGTGATCTCCCCAAGGGGTGCGTCTTGTCCTCGCACCGTGTCTGCGTTTTCAGACCCTGTCCCAAGTTCTCCTGAATCCATACGACAGGTTAAATTAGTGGTAGAGGGAGCCTCGGGCGGAGCCCATTTTCATTTTATGCAGACACTGAAATGATCGCTCAAGTTATTTTCGGCCTCGCGGCGCTTTTGTTAATTCTTGGGCTTGCTCAGCTAGTGTGGAGGCTAGCTGTTCTAATTCTCCGCCAGTGGTTGCGACTACTCCGTGGCATTGTCTTGGTGCTATGGTTGTTGTTAACAGCCCCTGGTTGGTTGTGCGTTGCCCTCCTCTTTGGAACGCTTGACCTTCTGTCCCTTTGGAACTCTTCGAGGGGAGCCTATGTGGAGCCTGTGCCCCACTGGGTCAGAACCGACTCGTCACAACAACCTGTCGGTGAGGAGAGTGGTGTGGCGGAGACTAGGAGGGTCCCCGTCACGGCACACTTGTGTGCCAGACCCCGACGCAGGGCTCGCTGGGTTAAAGCGATTGAGTCGGTTTTGGGTGACGCGCCTGGCGGCGTTGTTGGAAAGCTTGTAAGAGGGCGGTGGACACCAGACCTCCCCTCTGAAGCTTTCAGCCCGGAACTGAATCTTTTGCTTTCAAAGGCGAAGGGCGGGGTAAGGATCCTTGGCGGCGGATCCGTTGTTGGGAAGTCAGGTGATGACGAAGAAAAGGTGCCCTACTTTGTTGTGGAGCACCCGGATGGCACGGTGGAGACGTGCTTTCCGCAACTCATCTCTTCCCTCTCCTCATACACGTTTTTCCGGAAGCGTGAATCCACTCTTGTCCTTGCCCTCCGCTCTAGGGCGCTGGATTGGTGCAAGAGAAAGGGGCTCTCGAGCTCCTCCACCGAGGTGGCGGTTTCGACCGCCATCCGTTGGGCTTGGCATGTTGGTGATCTTGAGCTTTATGGCCGTCACAACATGGAGGAGGAAGACGCTGGGCCTTGGTGGGGCTGAGATAGACCGGTGGCGACTTATGGACAATGTGTCGGAGACATTGACCTGATCCTTTCTGAGGATTCTACCCTGGTAGTGAGTCAAGACTGTGTCTGCCAACCCGAGGCTCGAAGGCAGATGTGGGTTGCATGGAGGACAGGGTTGCCCGGGACTTGGTTGCCCGGGGTCCATGCAAACTGCTACCACAACGAAGTGGCCGCCCTGGTCAGGCGGTCACTGGCTCCACTACCTAGGGGCCCTGATCCGGATCTAAGTTCGGGGGTGGTTGAGATGTACAACCGTCTCAACGTGCTCGCGGGCAGGTATCGGGGCTCTAGATGGGAGCTACTGGAAACGGCGCTGTCATACAGCGGTAGTCTAAGGCGCCGTTACATTGAGGCGGAGCGCAGTCTTAGAGAAGATGGTCCTCTTGAAAGAAAGGACTGGAGGCTCTCTGCGTTTCTGAAGGCCGAGAAAACAGGGGCTGCAAAGGACGCCAAACCGAGGATGATTTTCCCAAGATCTCCACGGTTTAACTTGGTAGTTGCCTCTTGGCTGAAGCCGCTTGAGCATTGGTTGTGGGGTTTTCTCACCGCCAAGCGGCTCTTCAATGGTTCAAACACCAGAGTTGTGGGAAAGGGGCTAAGTCCGACCAGGAGGGCGAATCTCATTGTTCGAAAGTTCAATGACTTCGAGGATTGCGTGGTGTTTGAGGTTGACGGTGCTGCTTTTGAGGCTCACGTGACCGAGAACCATGTGTCTAGGGAACACGGTGTTTATAAACATGCCTACCCAGGTGACTCTGAGTTGGCCTCTGTTTTAAACAAGCAAAGGTTTCAAGGAACTACCATGAATGGTGTGAAGTTCTCACGGAGGGGTGGAAGAGCTAGCGGCGATTTTAACACTGGCATGGGCAATACTTTGATCATGCTTGCGGTTACTTGTGGTGTTTTAAATCGCTACCAGATCAAGTACGATGTGCTTGTGGATGGTGACAATGCGCTAGTGTTTTTGGAAAGAAAACATTCTTCCGTTGTGATCGACAACTTCTACCATCATGTCCTGGACGCATCGGGTTTCGAGATGACTCTTGAGAAGCCAGTGTCGTACATTGAGGGCATAAGGTTCGGGCGGTCTGCACCACTGTGGCTTGGCGACAAGTGGACAATGGTCAGGGAGCCTTGGGCCGTGCTGTCAGGGGCCTATGCTAGTCATAGGTGGCTCAGGGAGCCCTCTTTTGGGCGCCGCTGGGTCAATGGGGTAGCCAGGTGCGAGTTGTCTTTGGCACTTGGTGTTCCCATCTTACAGTCAGCCGCCCTCAGTGTCCTCTCACGCACGGAACACTCGAAGAAAGTGCCAGTCGAGGCACTATCCGATTACTTTGTCATCGGCGCCTTTTTGGCGGGGGCTAGCGATGTCGTTGATGTCAAGCTCGAGACTAGACTCAGCTTTGAGAGGGCTTTTGGAATCTCAGTTGAGGAACAACTTTGTTGGGAGAAAGTTGTAGAGGGTGTTGAGGTGGGTTCACCCCTAGGGGTGATTCACCTAGCTCCTCCTAGTCAGTGGCAACACGCCGAGCCAGGTCTTTATGAGGCTTACATCGACGCCCACATCTGATTGGGGTCGCAGGTGGTGGAAAGGGTATAGGTTGTTCTAGGGATAAGGGGGTATTGGCCTTGGGATCTCCGCCCACATCCGAAAGGTCTGTGGTGTCGTCTCCTTTGGAGTCTTGGCCCGACCAGCGATGACTGGCCGAAGTGGTCCGACCCGTGGATGGTCACCTCCCTAAGTTCCGTGGGCAACTACCTCCCTGAAACCAGCTGTCCCGAGAGGCTTGCCAGTGCTGCCAGACTGGCCGACCCACATGCCCCGAATGTGGGTCGACGCAGGGGACACCTACCCGGTGTTAACAGGGTGCTCCAGGGGGCGTCTGCAAGCAAAATCCTTCGGGTGGGCCGCTTGTAGACATGGTTTCTTCGGAA